AACTCATGCTGAAGAGACATATTCCGGCTTATCGTGACAAGATTGAGACTTCTGTCACGGTAAATGCTGGTGTTCTCGTCGTGCCACAGGCCGTTCTTGACGCGACCGAGTGGCACAAGCAGAATGCGGGTGAAAAGTTGCCGGCGCGGGACGCGATCGATGCTCTCCCTGGGCAAACGGCATCGCAAGAGGCGGACGATAAGACGGTGGCCTAGTATTCTCCCTCAAGGAGACCACTCATGCCCATCGGCGCGACTATCGAGGCCTCAACTCAGATGACAGAAAGCCCGGCAAAGGGCGTTCAGACGATTCTTACCCAGGCGGGTTCTCTTGAGTCTGGGTGGTCGACGATAGTTGAAGCTGGCGGAGTCTCTGCTGACGCGGGAGGGCCTCCTCGCAACATTCTGACTCACGTGACTCGCACCACGACCAAGATCCTGAGGAAGAATTCAGGTCTGGGCAGTGTCCTCCTTCTTCAGTTGGGCGTTCCGGCGGCCACGGCGAGTGTTTCGGTGCCGCTCACAGTGCGGGTCTTCGGCCGCAGGTCCGGAAGCGGCAACAACTGGACGCTTCTCCGCAATCCCATCTTCGAGATTGACGTTACGCTCGCGATGGACATCGCGAACGACGCCGCGGACGGTGATATGATCTGGTCCACGGTCGATATTTCGAAGCACGCCTTCGATGTGCTTGGTTTTGATGAATTCGTGGTTGCCCAGTCGTCGAGTCTCGCCTTGGTGGGCGCAGCGGCTGCTGGTGCGGTTATCCGCGGGATGATTGTCTAAGGAGCAGTAGAATGCGAGTTGGTACCATCGGCCAGCGGATGGCTTTCATCGGAAGCAGCACTCCAGGTGGTGCGAGCGGCGGACTCGGGATCTTTGATCCCGACATCGCGGACACGCCGACTGCGGCAACCGGCCCTGCGGACACGACCGCGATCCAGGACGCGATCGACGCTGCAGCTGCTGCGGGGGGTGGAATCGTCAGAGGCCCAGGGCTGGGCACAAGAATTCACCTCTTCCCGACCCTCATCGCCAACATTGGCAGCGACAACTACCTGAATTCTGCGTGTCTCGTGATGCGAGACAACGTTGAGCTTCGTGACTTTGCCTTCGTGGCAGGTGCTGGTGTGGGCACGGGCATCCGCAACGACTGCCGAGCCCTGCTCATCGCGAACCAGCACGCCAAGATGCACCTGGCCAACTCTGGCGGGCGCAACGTCGGCTTCAAGATCACGAACGTCTCGCTCGATGGTGGCACCCGCATCTATGACGTGATCGGCTCCTCGGGCAACACGAGCTGGGTGGCGGGCGACATCACGGCGCTGGTGATTCCCGGCCAGGCCTATCGCACCATCGGGGCTGGTGGCAGCCCGATCGTCACCAACACCGTCGTCTCGCGCACGTTCAATGGTGGCTCCAACCGCACCGAGATCCTCCTCAGCGCCGCGGCACCTGCCAACGGCGTCATCATGCTCTACACGCAAGATGGCGTTGCGGTTGGGCTCAGTGTCGCCGGCGTCACAGGCACCACCTTCACCGTGGCTGGCGATCAGCGGGCCTACTTCCAGCCCGGATGGACGTTCGGCTTGAGCGGCAACGACACGACCGCCGCGAACCTCCAGGGCTTCTACGTCCCCACCAGCGTCGTCTACTCGGCCCCCAACACGATCATCACGGTGCCGAGCACCAGCGGCGCGACGGTGAGCGGCACGCTCGTGCCCGCGTACCCCGGGCTCTTCCTCTCCGATGGCGCGATGTTCGCGCGGGCCGACCGCTGGGAAGCCAACTGGGCCTACATGCAGGGATTCGGCAAGTACGCCAACTGGCAGTGGGATGCCTACGACTTCATCAGCCGCGGCTTCTACAACAACGCCAGCGACGGCAACCACACCGGCGGAAAGACGCGCGGCCGCGTTGCTGCCTACGGGCGCGCCCTCGACAACATGGCACCGGCCGTGAGCGGCAATGACTACTCGCGACCGGGCGTCAACTCCACCGGCGACATCGACATCGTCATCGAGGATGTGACGCTCGATCCATCGCTGGGTATGCAGTTCAACCCGATTCGCGCGACGGGCACGGCGGGCACGACGATCAACATGCTGGTCGAGCGATTCCACGGCGAGGTCACCGTGGGCAACGCGATCGAGGCCATCGACGACGTCGGCGGCAACGCGATGGACATCTCGGGCGCGATCATCAACATCCATGTGGTGGATATGCAGACCTCGGTGCAGGGTGGCAACAACCTCTTCCGGGCCAACGCCGCGGGGATGAAGCGGCTCCAGATCGATCACTGCACCGTGCTGCCTTCTCAGTCGGCCACCGCCAGCGTTATCTCGATCGACGCCGCGGCGGCTCGCCCGCTCTCGATGGAGTACATCAAGGTCGGGCCCATCGACAACCTGGTCCCCACCGCCGGCAAGATCTGGAGCATCGGGGCTGATGTCCATGTGAAGCAGATCACGGTCGACTCGAATGTGGCAAGGCTGGTCGGTGCGGGTCAGGCGCTGGGAATCAACGGCGCTGTCGGCCGAGTGGTCCTCAACAACTGCTCGATCATCTCGACGTCGGCGGGCGCGGCCTCCGTCGTCTACCAGCTTTCGACGGCCAACGCGATCACGGCCGTCACTGGCACGACCTTCGTCATGACTGGCGATCATCGCTGGAAGTACCCCATCGGCCAGCAGTTCCGCGTGAACCTCAACGGCACGGCCGCGGCCAACGGGCTCTACACCGTGGAGGCCGTGGCCTTTGGCGGCGGCAACACCACAATCACGGTGGACTCCACCAACGGCGCGACGGTCTCGGGCAACATCAACAGCCACGCCACGGTGGTGCTCAACGACTGCAACATCGTGCACGAGCCAACCACGGGGGCGATCTACGCGACGAACATCGGCGGGTCGCTCGACCTGATCCTGAACAACACCAGCATCCGTACCAACTCGACTTCCTCGATCCTCTATGGCCCGTCGAGCAACGACTCCTTCGTTCGGATCTTTGGGCAGGGCGGCATCTTCAGCGGCTTCTCAAACGCTGGCCTGGCTGAGATCCTTGTCGGTGGCATTACGACCTACACCTGGCGTGTGGATCACGAGAACTTCCCGGTGAACCTTGCTGATACGGTGCCGACTCCTCGTCTGCTTGTGGGCAGCGTCCACGGGGACCGGCTGCTCAACGTCGCGGCCTTCACTCCTGGTGCTACAGGCGTGCCGCCTGTAGGTGTCATGGAGTTCCGTCGTCACTCGTCCACCGTGGGCGGCTGGGCTCCTGTCGATGTGTTCAACACGAATCCTGCAGCCATCGCCATCACTTCTTCGCAGAACCTGAACGCGAACCACCAGGAGATCGTGATTACCAACGCAGGTGCGGCGGGTATCGCGGTAGCCGCCCTGCCTCCTGCACTCCCGGGTATGAGGTTCAGGTTCCGTCGCAGCAATGCTGGGCAGTTGTTCCGCATCGATCCTGATGCTGCCGACGTCTTGGAAGACGTCACCCTCACGACCGGCGTGAATCGTGCGGCGGGTGTTCACATCGACATCACCACTGATGGCGGATTCATCACCTACTTCTGCGAGTCGGCGGGCCGGTGGCGGGCTGAGACCTATGGTAACGCACGGGCAAACTTCACGTAAGAAGAGAAAGAGAGATCCAATGAGTTTCATCCCCAAGTCCCTACTGAGGCCCGCTGCGCAGGAGGAGACTTCCGTCCTCGAGATCAACCTTGTGGTTCGCCCTGAAGAGGAGTACAAGGACAAGGTCTGGGTGAAGATCGTCCTTCACTCCATCCGTCGGAAGGGTCTCCACACCTTCAACTACGTCGACGCCGACGACTGGGATCTTGAACGCAAGGTCCAGGCGGCGGCGGGCGCGGCGGCGGAACACCAGTGCGATATGTACGGAGATCCTCACGATCCGGACGCGGTCGCCCGCCACGCTCTCATCGGCCTTCGCAAGCTGAAGGAGCGTGCTGACAAGATCAACGCGAAGGTGGAGAACCGGATCTATGAGTAAGTTCCCCACCGTCCTCATCAAGGCCAACCACCGTCCGGAGACGCTGGCGTTCAGACCTGACGAGGTAGAGGCGTACGAGTGCGGAGACCGTGCCAGGCTGTACCTACGCGGCGGGCCGGGCATCTCCGGGAAGGTCTCCGAGGCAAGCCCTGGCACGCTTAGGGACGTCGGGGCACGGGTCTCGGCACCGTCTGGGCGTAGTGCCCAAGCCCTCGCCGCCCGACTCACCATGGGCGAGCAGCTGATCGAAGAGGCCAAGTTCGGCCTTCTTCCATCGGAAACTGACCACTTCTGCGAAGGTGATTGATGGCTCTTGAGGTCGAATGGAGAGTAGTTCACGGTGATCTCAAGCCCTTCGTCGAGGGCAAGGAGGTCATCTGGGCTGCCCAGCCAGGATCACAGGTCGCCTTTCTGGGCTGTCCCGTCTTTGAAGTCCTCCTCGAAGGGACGAGAGGCGGCGGAAAGACCGACACGCTCATCATGGACTTCGCCCAGCACACAGGCAAGGGTTTTGGCGTGGACTGGCGCGGAGTCCTCTTCCGCCAGTCGTACCCTCAGCTCACCGACGTGATCGCGAAGAGCAAGAAGTGGTTCCCGAGGATGTTCCCCAGCGCCAACTACAACGAGTCGAAGTCCACCTGGACCTGGCCCACAGGAGAGCAGCTTCTCTTCCGCCAGATGGAGACTCCTGACGACTACGTGAACTTCCACGGCCACTGTGTGAGAGACGGAGAAGTTCTCACGCCCTCCGGGTGGAAGAATATCTGGTCTATCTCACCAGGAGACATTGTCTACTCAGTAGACAAGAACAGATCACTTGTCCCTCTTCCCGTTGCCACGGTCACCCACGAGATGCACGAAGGTGAGTTGGTGAGACACAGAGGGCGCGGAACCTACATGGAGTTCACCCCTAATCACCAGATTGCTGTTGTAGCGGAAGACGGATCAATTTCTCCGATTCCCTACAAGGACACTCCTCGTTCAGTAAGGATCGGAAGATGGGTCTCCTGGGCAGGAGGAACAAGAGTTGAGAGATTCACGGCACCTGAGGTTGAATTTCAGGACAGATGCCACATAAAGCAGATTCACAGCATCTCAGGAGACGACTACTGTGAATTGATGGGTTGGTATCTGTCCGAGGGGTATTGCAGTCCCAAGAGAATCGGTATCGCTCAGAAGAAGGAACCGAACCGTAGCATTCTCGAGTCTCTCCTCAAGAGATGTGGTTTCAGATACTCTTCTGACAAGGGCGGCTTTACCTTTGCCTCTCCTCGGTGGAGTGCCTGGTTCTCTCGCTTTGGTAAGTGTCAGGACAAGTGGGTACCTGACGACATTATGTCTGCCTCGGTAGACCAACTTCGTATATTCTTCGAGGCTCTGGTTCGGGGAGATGGACACCGTAAGGGCGACAGTGTCTACTATTACACAACTTCAAAAACTCTCGCAGATCAAGTCTCCCACATCGCCTGCAAGCTGGGCTATGTGACGAGTTTGACGACTGCGAAGCGAGATGAAATTCATCTGAGGAACTACACTGTTGCTTGTCGCATGAGCGATCGCAGAGACATGCACCTTCTGACCGACAATCGCGAACGCCAGGGTCGCATGACTGTGAAGAATACCCAGGTTGAGAGAGTCGCGTACTCAGGCCCAGTCTGCTGCATTGGGCTTCCTCAGAACCACATGTTCCTCATTCGTCAGAGAGGATGCACTTGGATATCCGGCAACAGTTACCCGTGGATCGCATTCGAGGAACTCACAACCTGGCCTGATGACAGATGCTACTCCGTGATGATGTCTTGCTCACGTAGCACAAGATCCGGCATGCCGAGGAAGTTCAGGTCTACCACGAACCCGTACGGCATCGGCCACTCGTGGGTGAAGGCCCGCTTCCACCTGCCATGCCCGCCTAGATCTATCGTCGGCAAGCTGATCAACGACGAGAAGGACAAGGACGGCATTCTTCTGCCGCCCAGGGTGGCCATCCACAGCGATCTCTCGGAAAACAGAGTTCTGCTGAACAGCGATCCTGGGTATCGGCAGAAGATCCGCGCCGCAGCCAGAAACCCCTCGGAACTTCGTGCCTGGCTCTACGGAGACTGGGATATCGTGGCAGGCGGGATGTTCGACGACGTCTGGAACCCTTCGTTCCACGTTGTGCCAGATATTCGTGCGGACATGATCCCGAGAGGCTGGCGGATCAATCGCAGTTACGATCACGGCCAGAGTCGACCTTTCAGCGTTGGTTGGTGGGCAGAGTCCAACGGCGAGCCGATTCAGGTCGGCCGCCATCTCCTGGGCACCATCCGGGGCGATCTCTTCAGGATTGGCGAGTGGTACGGCTGGCAGGGCGTGCCCAACGAGGGCGTGCGGATGAGCGCCTACGAAATCGCTGACGGAATCCGCATGCGGGAAGAGAAGATGGGCATTCGTGGTCGCTGCAATCCTGGGCCTGCGGACTCTAGCATCTACGATGACTTCCAGCCTGGGCGATCTATCGCGGGAGACATGCAGCAGCGTGGCATTCGGTGGGTTCCGGCCGACAAGAGCGCCGGCAGCCGACACCACGGCTGGGAGCAGATGAGGAAGTTGCTCCGCAACGCGATGCCTGAGCCCAATGGGCCCAGACACCAGCCGGGGATGTTCATCTGTCAGAACTGCACTCAGTTCCTGAGAACCGTGCCGGTTCTGCCCAGAGACGACAAGGATCTTGATGATGTCGACACGATGGCCGAAGATCACGTCGCGGACGAAGCCCGGTACCGTTGCCGCGAGAAGCGTAACGAGGTGATTTGTTCTTCGTGGATCTAGTGGCCTATGCTTTGACCAGCACCCCTCACAAGGAGACTCTCTATGGCTGGATATCTTGTCTACCGCCCGACCGCGACCACTCCTGCCGCTTCGAGAAGCGTTGGGTACCAGGTCGGTGCAGTCATCGTCAACGGCGCTGATGCTGCCGGTGCAATCGCTGCTGCCAAGGCTCAGATCGCCCGAGTCTTTGGGCCTCAGCTTCTGACGGACATCGATTCGTGGACTGCTCTTCAGATCGACGCCACGGACCTTGCGGCCAGCACCAGCGGCACGATCTTCTCTGGCGACGCCTTCCTCCCCGGCTCGAGATTCGTCGGCGGCAGCACTTCGGTCATTCCGCAGGGCTAATCGGAGACCTGACTCTTGGCAAAGGACAAGGCTAGTCCAGAGACTACGTCTACCGCCCACGACTTGATGAGTCCAGTTCTGGCTCTGATCAAGTCGGTCATGGGTGGCACTGATGCCATGAGGCAGGCAGCCGAGACTCTTCTGCCGAAGTATCCGATGGAGACGGCAACGGCGTACAACAACCGATTGAAGATGAACGTGTTCCTCAACATGTTCGACATGACGTTGAATTCGCTCGTGAGTCGCCCCTTCGGTACTCCGATCAAGGTTGGTGAAGATGTTCCGAAGGAGATCGTAGAGTTTCTTGACGACGTGAACATGCAGGGCGATTCTCTGGACCGCTTCTGCAGGAACTGGTTCAAGGATGGTCTCGCGAAGGGCCTGTCGCACGTTCTTGTCGAGTTTCCTGAGACTGCCAGCAAGGATGGCCTCAGGACGCTCAAGGACGACATGGACGAGAAGGTCCGGCCCTACCTCGTCCACATCCCACCAGAGAACGTGATCTTCGCCTGGGCCCAGGTCGAGAATGGGAAGGAAGTCCTGAAGCACGTTCGCATCTTCGAGGCCGTCACGGAGATGGTCGAGTTCAGTGAAGTCTTCATTGAACAGATTCGCGTTCTTGAGCCAGGTAACGTCAAGATCTACCGGAAGAACGACAAGAAGAAGTGGGTCATCCATCGCGAGTTCAGCACTACCCTCGACTTCATTCCTCTCGTGACCTTCTACGCAGATCGCCAGGACTTCATGTTGTCGAAGCCTCCGCTGAAGGATCTTGCTGATCTGAACATCCGCCACTGGCAGAGCATGAGCGACCAGATTGCGGTGCTCACGGTCGCCAGGTTCCCGATGCTCGCGGCTTCAGGCGTTGGTGCCGAAGACAAGGTTACGGTTGGCCCCAACGTCCTCCTGTCGAACAACGACACCGCTGGGCGATTCTACTATGTCGAGCACTCAGGCAAGGCCATCGAGGCTGGGCGTAAGGAACTCGAGGATCTGGAAGAGAAGATGGCATCCTATGGTGCTACCTTCCTCCGCCAGAAGACCGGCAACCATAGCGCAACGGCCAGGGCGCTTGACTCGGCTGAGGTGTCTTCGTCTCTTGAAGACATGGCCTTCGGCTTCGAGGATTCACTCAACACGGCGATGTACTACGTCGCTCTGTGGATGAAGAAGAACAACGGTGGCACTTTCCAGCTGAAGAAGAACTTCAACCTGTCGCAGAAGTCAGAGAGTGCTCTGACCGCACTGCTCGAGGCCCGCAAGCTGGGCGACCTGAGCCGAGAGGAGTACCTGAAGGCCCTCGTTCTTCTTGAGGTTCTTCCTCCTGATTTTGATATCGCAGCCAATCTTACGAAGCGGATGTCGGAGAAGCCGATGCTTCCTCCCGGCCTTCCGCCTCCCGAACCTGGCGGTCCCCAGGGTGTTTAGTGTTGGAGGAGAGTGATTCTCCTCCGCCGGGTGATCCGGCGAAAGGTGTCAGATGGATTTCGATTTCCCTCCTGTCGTGGCCGATATCGCAACGGTTCCCTCTCAGTTCGCTCCTCTCTACGAGAAGACGGACAACGGCTTCAAGATCTCGGACGATCCGAAGGTCAAGGGCGCGGTCGAGGCCATCCACGGCTACGCCAAGGCGGTCAAGGCTGCTCGCTCTGACGCCGACGCGATCCGCAAGACGAAGATCGACCTCACTCCGCTCAAGGAGTACGGCGAGGATCCCGCTACGATTGCAACCTCAATCTCTGAGCGGATCCAGAAGCTCCAGGACGAAGTCGGCAAGGCGGCGAAGGCCGACGTCGAAGCGCTCCGGAAGGACCTCACTGGGCATCACCTCAAGGAGAAGGAGTCTCTGCTCCAGAAGCAGAATCGCCTTCGCGAGCAGTTGTGCTCGGTCTTCGTCGAGAACACGGCTCGTTCAGCAATCGCTGACCTCAAGGGCGACGCGGCGCTGCTCATGCCCTTCGTCAAGGAGCGTGTCCGCGTTACCGACAATCCTGACGGTTCGATCGCGGTTCAGGTTGTCGACGAGACCGGCAATCGTCGCTACAACTCCGCAAGCAACGACATGACGATCCCTGAGCTCGTTGCCGAGATGAAGACTTCGAAGACCTTCGCTCGTCTGTTCGATTCCGAGGCTCCTCGTGGTGGAGGCATGCCTCCGAACGGCGGGAAGGCAACTCCCCGCAACGACCCCAGCACCCTGAATCCCCAGGAGAAGGTGAAGAAGGGTCTTCAAGCTCTGCGTCGCTAATCAAGATTTCTTGAACAGCCCGCTTGCCCTCGGTGAAGACCGAGGGTAGGCTTTTCTGCCTTCGGAGTGATTCCGAGCAATTCCTCACTGAGGGTGATCCTCCTGGTGAGCTGAAGCAAGTCTTCATCAAAAACCGCACACAAGGAGTTTCCAATGCCTACTGTCACGTTGGTTGAATCCGCAAAGCTGTCTCAGGACATGCTGATTGCGGGCCTGATCGAGAACGTCATCACCGTCAACGCCATGTACCAGTATCTGCCCTTCCAGGGCATCGAGGGCAACGCTCTTGCGTACAACCGCGAGAATGTCCTCGGTACGGTCGCCACGGTCGGTATCGGCGACACGGACGGCACCATCGGTGCTGCTGCTGTCGGTGGCTCCAACCAGGTCGAGCGTGCGGCTGCCAAGAACGCCGCGACCTTCACGAAGGTCACCTCCAGCCTTACGACCATCATGGGTGATGCTGAGGTCAACGGGCTGATCCAGGCCACTCGTTCCAACGAGGGCAACGATCAGACCGCCCTGCAGATCAGCTCCAAGGCCAAGTCGGCAGGCCGCAAGTACCAGGACATGTTGATCAACGGCGACGGCAACAACCAGACCTTCGCTGGTCTGATCACGCTCTGTGCCGCTGGCCAGAAGGCCGCGACCGGCACCGATGGTCGCGTCTACGACTTCGATCTGCTCGATGAGCTGATGGATCTCGTGACCGACAAGGACGGTCAGGTCGACTACTTCGCGATGCCCGCCCGCACGATTCGTACGCACATGGCCCGCCTCCGCGCCCTCGGCGGCACCAACTCCCAGGACGCGATCACGCTTCCTGGTGGCGGTACGATCCCCGCCTACCGTGGCGTGCCCATGTTCCGTAACGATTACATCCCCACCAACGTCACGAAGGGCTCCTCGACGAACACGACCTACGTCTTCGCCGGCACCCTGGATGACGGCTCGATGATGCACGGCATCGCCGGGCTCACCGCCTCTTCGAACGCAGGTCTGAACCTGGTCGACGTCGGCGAGTCCGAGACGAAGGATGAGCGAATCTGGCGTGTGAAGTGGTACTGCGGCCTGGCTCTCTTCAGCGAGAAGGGCCTCGCCCTGGCTGACGGCGTCCGCGCCTAAGGTATCGTCGATCTCTCTCTTTCTCCGACATCCCAGGCTCGCAAGGGTCTGGGATGTTTTCGATTTAACAAGGAGTTGACCATGCCCGCATACTTCGTCTCGATTCCGGCTTCCGTCTCCTCGAAGACTCTTCGTGGTGGCGTTGATTCTGTTGTTGTGTTCGCGGCTGACGAGGCCAACGCCAAGGCGATCGCGAAGGCTGCCATGGGCAGCGACGCGAACACCCTCTGGGACAACGCGACTGTCACGACCATCGCGGCGGCTGCGAACTGGATCGGCTATCGATTCCGCTTCATCCAGACGACTCCCGCAGGTGTGGTCGTCAAGGACATTCCTCTCACTGCCACCGGCGCTGGGCAGGACACTCTCGACGAGATCGGTGCGGCTCTCGCCACAGCGATCGGTGGTGGTGCCGCCTACAACGGCACCACTCAGGTGCTCACCGTCGCCGCTTCTGGCTCAGGGGATCACAGTCTGTCGCTCGAGGCGTATCTCCCTGAAGCCCAGTCCGAAGAACTTGTTCCGATTCCTGGGGTCATTGGTGCCTACGTCCATCGCGGTTCGGCTGGCTCCGCTTTGAGCGTCGCTCTCGCCGCCGATGCTCACGTTATCCCCACCCTCATCGCTCGCACGATCACGGCCTAATCGACCACGAACTCAAGAAAGAGAGAATTCGCGTGAACATGAAAGTCACTCTCGAAGTCGTCGGCCCGAACCGTGGCAAGACGTTCGACTTCCGCAACTACTCCTTCACCAATGGGCAGATCACCCTGAGTGGTTCGCCCGAGCAGATTGGTGGGGCGATGACCTACCTTCAGAGCACCACTCAGGCCTACCAAGTCGGGTCTGAGGAGCTCGCGAAGATGATCATGCTTCTCCATCCTCAAGAGCAGGAGGAGAAGGAGAAGCTCGCCGCGAAGCTCGCTGCTGAGGTCATTGCCGAGGAGAAGGCGAAGGCTGCTGCCGCTGCGAAGGCTGAAGCTGAGGCGAAGGCTGCTGCGGACGCGAAGGCCAAGGCGGATGCCGCCGCTGCGAAGGCTGAAGCTGAGGCGAAGGCCAAGGCGGATGCCGCCGCTGCGAAGGCTGAAGCTGAGGCGAAGGCCAAGGCGGATGCTGCTGAGGCGAAGGCCAAGGCGAACAAGAACTAGGAGGCCCATGGCAACCTACAAGTTCACTCAGGTCAAGGGTGTTGGGCGACAGCAGAGGTTTGAGGTCGAAGAGAAGAGATACCCCAATCACGCTGCGAACAACCCCACCCTCCCGTCCAACGATCAGATGCAGCTGAGAGCCGGCAAGCCTGGGCAGTTCCCGACTGGGCTCGACACTTCTGCACCCAGAATCTATCCACGGGGGTGTTGATTGGCGTTCATCGTCGAAGAGGGCGCGGGCCTACCAGACTCCAACGCTTACGCGAGTGTCGCGTTCGTGGACACCTACCACACCGATCGTGGCAACACAAAGTGGACAGGCACTCAGGCGGTCAAGGAAGCCTGCATCATTCGGGCTACTGACTACATCGAGAAGAGATTCGGCACTCGATTCCGCGGCAACAAGAGAACCAGAGACCAGAATCTTGAGTGGCCCAGGTTGAGTGCGTGGGACAACGACGATTTCCTCTTCGACAACATCGACATCATTCCCCGCAGGCTGAAGCAGGCGTGCGCTGAGTACGCTCTACGCGCCCTGCTCGTCGGTGAGCTCGCACCCGATGTCCCACCTGCCACTCCTAGGCAGAACAACATCAGCGGTTCGGTCGTCTCTTCGGATGTCGTGACTGGTGTCATCAAGATGACGCGAAAGAAGATCGACACCCTCGAAACTGAGACTCAGTACGGGAATCAATTCTCCTACTCTGGGCGATCCGGCGTCTCCTCGATTGTCAGCGCCTCGAGCATCCCTGAGTATCCTGCGGCGGATCTTCTCCTCGTCGAACTCCTCAAGGGCCTGAGCTCAGGAAGCATCTCTCGTGGTTGATTACGTCGGCCTCAGAGCGGTTGCCAGAAGCCTGATCCAAGAGTTTGGCAGGCCGCTTTCGTTGGTCCCGTTGGCTGCTCCCCTCGACGATCCCAACAAGCCCTGGCGGGGTAGCACTGTGCCTCCGACGTCCGTGGCTGGGGTGGGTGTGGTTATCCCCTACCGGGAGGAGAACGCCGTAGGCAGCCTCGAGCGGCGTCCCTCGGCCCGCGTTTACATGATCCTGGACGGGGCGGAGACGTTTGACGCAAACGACTATGGATCCGTGATCGATACGCTCAACTCGACATCGTGGAGAATCACGAGTTTCGAGGAGATCAAGCCGGGAGCGGACCAGGTCGTCGTGATTTTGTCGGTGGAGATCTAAGGTGATCGGAAGCCTATCACAAGCCCGCGATGAGATCTGCGCAAGAGCGAAGTCTCTCGCCGACGCTATGTCGGTGAGCATCCGCCCTCAGCTGATCTACGACGACATTCAGGCGAATGTGCCCAGGGATCCGGGTGCCCGCTGGGCAAGAGTCTCGATCCGCCACGACGGAGGCAGGCAGGAAACTCTGTCGAACGAAAACGGAAAGAGGATGTGGCAGAGAACCGGCTTCCTCTTCATCCAGGTCTTCACTCCACAAGGAACCGGCCTTTCTACATCAGACTTGATCCTTCAGGCTTTCCGAGACGGATTTCAAGGCTATGCTTCTCCTGGCGGCATCTGGTTCAGAGACGTCCGGATTGAAGAAGTCGGCAATTCAGGATCTTTCTTCCAGTCAAATGTTGTCGCAAGGTTTGAGTATTCAGAGATTCAGTAGGAGTGACCCATGGCTCTTCTCAGCAAGATCGATTCCAATGTGACTGGTCTGCGCATGGCAGAAGAGATCTCTCTTGGTGTCATCAGCGGCTCGCCGGTCTGGAACCCCATCGACCCCAACTCCTACCCGGACTTTGGTGGTTCGATCACGACTGTCGCTCGTGATCCCATCAACCCTTCCCGCCAGCGGAAGAAGGGTACGACTACTGACCTGGATGCCACCGGCGGCTTCATCCAGGACCTGACCCAGACCAACCTTGCTGATCTCATGCAGGGCGTCATGTTTGCGGATCTTCGCCGCAAGGCGGAGTTCGGCGTGGTCACTGGCGACTTCACGAGCATCTCAACGACGGACGACTCCTACAACGCGGCGGCTGGTCTTGATGTCTTCCGCGCCGGTGACCTGATCTTCGGTGCGGGTTTCGGCAACTCCGCAAACAACGGACTGAAGAACGTCGTTTCTGCTGTCGCCGGCAAGGTCGTGGTGACCCAGAATCTTGTCAACGAATCTCCTGCTGCGGGCGTCGGCAGCATCGCCCAGGTGGGCTTCCAGTTCGGTACTGGTGAAGTTGACATTGTCGCTCCTGGCGGCGGCGTGTTGCCCAGACTCACGAGAGTCTCTGGTACGAAGGATTTCACCCAGTTCGGGCTTGTTCCTGGTGAGACGATCTTCGTCGGCGGCGACGCTGCCGGCGCGAAGTTCACCGGTGTCACGAACAACGGCTTCTGCCGAGTTCGCTCGGTTGGTGCTGCCTTCATCGAGTTCGACAAGACCTCTTCGATCATGGTTTCCGAAGTCGGAACCGGCAAGACGATTCAGGTCTTCTTCGGCACTCTCCTCAAGAATGAGTCCGACCCCGCGCTCATCAAGCGTCGCTCCTACCACATGGAGCGTTCGCTGGGTGCTCCGGAAACCACCACCCCGACTGTCTTCCAGTACGAGTACGTCATCGGCGCGGTGGCCAACGAGTGGTCGCTCAGCATCCCCACGGCGGACAAGGTCACCGTTGAGTTCGGCTACATCGGCATCACCAACGTCCAGCGGACCATCGCTGAAGGTCCTCTGGCCGTGGGTACCCGCCCGACCCTCGTGGATTCCGACGCCTTCAACACGAGTTCTGACATCTCTCGCTCGAAGTTGGCCCAGGTCGTCTCTGGCGACGCCTGCCCTTCGCCTCTCTTCAACTACCTTCAGGAACTCACCCTCACGATCTCCAACAACGTCACGCCCAACAAGGCGGTCGGCGTGCTGGGCGCGTTCGAGATGACCACCGGCACCTTCGAGGTGGGCGCTACCGCGACCGGCTACTTCTCCACGGTCGACGCGATCAAGTCCGTCCGCAACAACGTTGACTGCACTCTTGAAGTGCATCTCGTGAAGGCGAACGCGGGCATCTCGATCGACTACCCTCTGATCTCCCTGGGCGATGCCAGGGCTCAGGTGGAGAAGGACGCTCCGATTTCGATTCCTCTTGAGATCTTGGCAGCGAGTGCTTCTAAGATCTCCCCGACCCTCGACCACACCATGTCCATGGTGTTCTTCAACTACCTGCCTTCCGCCGCTGATCTGTAATCCGCGGACGAAGCAGGAGAAATGAGAGATTCCCGATGGCAACGTACGATCAATTCAAGCAGGATGAGATTCTCGAGAAGAATGGACTGACCCTCGATCTGGGCAGCGCCGGCAGGTTCAAGATCGCCCGCGCGGGCGGGGCGAATCAGAGCTTCACGAAGGAGTTCATCCGCCTCACCAAGCCCTATCGCCGGGCGATCCAGACCGAGACGATGGATGAAGAGACCAGCAGGGTCATTCTCCGCGAAGCCTTCTCCAAGCACATCATCCTCGGTTGGGAGGGCGTCACTGGGCCGGACGGGGAAGTCCTTCCGTTCACCAGAGAGAACTGCCTGAAGCTCCTCGCGGACCTTCCTCAGTTGTTCGAGGAGATCCGCCGGGCTGCTGAAGACGCGAGCCTCTACCGCGCCCAGACCCTGAAGGTCGACGCGGGAAACTGAGGGCCGTGCTCCGGTACGCACTGGAGCACGGAGAAGCAGAAGCAGGAGTAATCAGAGGGTCGTTCTCCGCGAAGCAGCCACTACCGAAGTGGATCCAGGAAGCACCCGAACTCTTCCTTGGTCTTGACTTCTACTTCACTGCATTCTGGAAGCTGAGTAGGGATCGATCAGCAGGCTTCGGGCCTGGACCGATCCCGTACTCTTCTCTCATGAACTACGCGAAGTACCTGAATCTTGACGAAGAAGAGACTGAGGATTTCTGCTACTTCCTCTCAGAGATGGACTCGGAGTTCTTGGCCTATGCTTCAGAGAAGTCTGAGGCAGAGCGGAAGAAGTCCTCTCTCAAGAGCAGGAAGAAGTGATCTATGCTCAGGGTCAGAACCAACCAGCAGAAGTTCCTGAAGAAGATCATTCAGGATCGCGTCCGAGCCCAGAAGGAGTCGGTTCTTCTGGTGAACGGCGTTGCGAAGGAGGTCTTGGCTGAGCTCGTCCGGTCTACTCCGGTCGATACCGGACGAGCCCGTTCGAACTGGCTCGTCTCAGTAGGTTCTCCTAGGCAGGAAGTCATCCTACCCCACGCGCCCGGTAGGTACCTAGGCATCGCAGAAACTGCCAACGCCTCTACAGCCATCGCCCTCGGATCGGTTATCATAGATGGTCGTCGGAAGTCCGTTCCGATCTACATCACCAACAGCGTCGACTACCTCACGAAGCTGGACACGAAGGGCACTTCGAAGCAGGCCCCGATCGGCTTCATCCAATCAGCGATTCTGCGTGCCGTCCCGAACGCGAACAAGAGAGGAAACTTCCGCATCTTCAGGAGTTGATTCTTGACCACTGCTCAGTACCAGATCGTCTTCTCTGAAGTTGGCTCCCGGACGGTCGTCCGGGGGTTCAACTCCATTGAGACTTCGGTAGGGCGGATTGGTCCTGCGATCAGAGGCCTCCAGGCCTCCATCCTGGGCGCGTTCGGCGCGGCCTCCATCGCCGGCATCGTTCAGTTGGCCGACCAGATGACCCGCCTGCAGAACAGAATCGCGTTCGTCACTGAGAGCCAGGTGGAGGCGGGCGTCGTGTTCGATGAGGTTGCCCAGATTGCGAATCGCACTCGTTCTTCGCTGAACGCCACGGCCGATCTCTACACCAGACTCGCCCTCGCGACGAAGAACCTGGGCCTATCGCAGCAGGACGCTCTTGACATCACCGAGACGCTGAACAAGGCCGTGATCTTGTCTGGTGCGAACGCGAAGGAAGCCGAAGCCGGTATCCTTCAGTTCTCGCAGGGTCTCTCCTCCGGTCGTCTTGCTGGTGACGAACTCCGCTCGGTGCTGGAGCAGATCCCGCTGGTCGCGGACATCCTGGGCAAGGAACTCGGCGTCACGAGAGGAGCGTTGAAGACTCTCGCGTCCGAAGGTCGGATCACTCCTGAGGTTATCGTTGCCGCGTTCAAGAGAGCCGGTCCTGCGATCGACGCCGCGTTCGGGAAGACGATCCCGACCGTTGGGCAGGCGTTCACGGTCCTTCGGAATCAGTTCGAACTACTGATCGGCAGAGTGAACGCAGGAACCGGCATCTTTGGTAAGTTGTCTGACTTGCTCTTCTTTCTTGCGGACAACATCGAGAACTTCGGTAGGGTGGTCCTGGCAGGCGTCTTCACGGTCGCTGTCCTCGGAGCCACTTCCGCAATTGTGGCCATGACTGCAGCAATTGCAGCGAATCCCTTCGGCGCCATCGCGGTTGGCCTCGTCGCTCTGACTTCTCTACTGATCACCTTCAGTGATCAGATTCTGGTCGGTACTGATAACATCACGACGCTGTTCGATCTGATGGGAGTCTTCTTCGAAGACATTCAGGTTCTCGCCAAGTCTGCGTTTGACATTATCAGTGTCTATCTCTTTGGCTTCAGCTCAGACTTTGAGTTCACTACTCTTGAAGTGATCGCTCTTGTTGGGGTAGCCGCAGACGGCATCAAGAACACCTTCACTGGAATCTATCGTGGGGTCACCCAAGGTCTTCCTCTCGTAGCCAACTACGTCTCACTGTTGATTGCTTCAAAGGCGGCGATCGTCACCAACGCAATCAACGGAGTCTTTGAGTCGGTTGCTGATGGGACGAACACCTTCGAAAAGATCGTGGCGGGCGCGGTCGAAGGAACGGTCAACGGCATCCTCCGGGCGATCAATGAGCTGAAGAAGCCTCTCCTGCTGATCACTGAGATCTTCGTCGACCTTGCCAACGGGAACTTTCTGGGCGCGGCCCAGAAGGGTTCGATCTTGAGCAGCACGGCCATCGAATCTCAGATCAAGGCAGCCTTCAAGTTCGGAGAGGCTATCGGTGAATCTGTTCGCAACGGTCTGGAGGAAGCACGTAAGGACAACGCAAGTCAGATCTTCCCGATCGAGAACGTCAAGAGCCTGGAATCTGCTGCAAGTAGGGCAGGAGTGAAGGTCGCACTCGCGTTTGGCCAGGGGTACTCGAGCGCAGAAAACGACCGTACGTTCACGAACTATCTCCAGACTGCTCTCGGTAGAGCCACCGATCGTGCTAAGATCCGAATCGACGCTCAGCTTGCGGCGGCGGCTGAGAGATCTAAGGTTGATCTGAACAAGCCCAGACAGGGTGATCCTGATCTGGACAGTCTTCGCACGATCACGCTCAGAGGCTACATCGATTCTCTCCAGAACGAGTTCGTCGCCTTGGGCTTCTCGAACCGCGAGCGAGATATCCAGAACCGCCTCCTTCGCGACGAGCAGGAACTCCGAGCCAAGGGTGTCACTCTCACTGAGCCGGAAAGAGAGATCGT